TTTATTTGCATTATGGTATAGAAACTATATTAGTGGTTTATACGATATTCGTTGTAGAGTAGTTAAATTAAAAGCTATTATGCCTATTACTGAATTATCTAATATTAAATTAAACGATAAAATAGTTTATAAGGATAAAAAGTATATTATAAACCAATTCACAACTGATTTAACTACAGGTGAAGTTGACTTTGAATTGATATCTGATTTTAGAGAAGTATCTAATTCTGTAGGTGGTAGATTTGCTATAAAAGATTTATTTACTATAGATAATACAGCACAAGATTTAGAAGTTACTATTTTAAAATTAAATAGTGAAGAATACGATGTAGAATATAACCCTACAGCGTTTGCTGCTAGAGGTAATACTGCAGATGGAACTTTTATAGTGCCTATTGATTCTAATACTACAGGTAATGATGTATATAAAGAAATAGAAATTACATATCATAACCCAGATACAAAACAATATATAACTATTATACAATATGCTTAAAAATATAATTCAATTATTGCAACTGCAAGACCATTATGGAGTTAGCGAAAATATAGAAATTGCAAAAGGTAAAAACGAATTGCCTAAAACGTTTAAAAAAAATAAAACTCAACTTAAAAGATATATAAAATGGCAATTACAAAAACAGTAAACTTAGATGTACAAAGTAATTTAGATGATTCTGCTAAATCAGTAGGGAGTTTAAAATCACAATTAAGAGAAGCGCAAAATGAAGTTGCTGCATTATCTGATAAGTTTGGTGCGACCTCTAAAGAAGCTGTAGAAGCTGCTAAAAGAGCTGCTGAGTTAAGAGATAGAATAGGTGATGCTAAAGATTTAACTGATGCCTTTAACCCTGATGCAAAATTTAATGCTTTAACAAATAGTTTATCAGGTGTAGCAGGTGGGTTTTCTGCTGTTACTGGTGCTATGGGATTGCTTGGTAGTGAAAGTGCGGAAGTAGAGCAAATGATACTTAAAGTTCAATCTGCTATGGCTATTTCACAAGGAATACAAGCAGTTGGAGAAAGTATAGATAGCTTTAAACAATTAAGAGCTGTTGTTATGAGCTATTCAATAGTTCAAAAAGCATCTACTGCTGCACAATGGTTATGGAATACTGCTATGGCTGCTAATCCTATTGGTGCTGTAGTTGCTGTTGTAGTTGCATTAATAGCTGCAGGATATAAGTTAGTAACTATGTTTATGGATAGTGCCGAAGCTAATGAAAAAGCTATGGCTGCTACAAAGAAAAATACTATTGCTTTAAAAGACCAAGAAAAAGCTGCTAAAAATAGTGTTGACAAATTAACCGATTATAATAATCACCAATATAATTTAGCAAAAGCAAATGGAGCAAGTTCGGAAAGTTTAAGAAAATTAGCTTTAAAACACGCTGAAGAAGCAGTAGCATTAAATTATAAAAACACAATGTTGGCTAGATCTACTTTCTTAAGAGAAGCAGATACTTTAGCTACATTAAAAGCAAATGATGCTAGTGATGAAGCAATAGCAGCACAAGATAAATTAGTTAAAGCTTCTTATGAAGCATTTAATAAACAAAGAGAAGGTTTATATGATAGCGTCAAACAAAAAAAGAAAATAATAAATGATAATGAAGTAGCTGTAGCGCAAGAAGCAACTGATAGAAGAAGAAAAGAAGCAGAGGATGTTAAAAAACATAATGAAGATTTAGCAAAAAATACAAAAGATACAGCAAAAAAAAATAAAGAAGATTTAAAAAAATTAAATGAAGATTATAAAAAACAATTAGCAACCCAAGATATTGAATTCGATGCAACTGAATTGCAAAATTTAACTGATGCAAATCAAGCTAAAAAAGATTTAATTCAAAGTAATAATGAGGAAATTCTAAATCAACAAAAATTATTTGAATTACAAAATGCACAAATAATTTATGATAGCGAAGAAGCTCAAAAACAAAGAAGGCAAGAAGCATTTAATCAAAGAATAATTGATTTTCAAAATGTATCTAATGCCGTAGGTTCTATTGCTAAAAGTGGTGAAGATTTATTAACAGGTTTACAATCTGCAGGGATAGCTAGAGGTAAAGCAGGGCAAGGTGCTATGAAAGCTTTAGCTTTGGTTCAGATAGGGGTTGATAGTGCTGTTGCATTTTCAAAAATGATGCAAGGAACTGAAGCAAGTGCTGCGGGTGCAGCTTCAACTGCAGGACCTGCTGCCCCAGCAGTTTATTTAGCAACTAAAATAGGATTTTACGCAAGTGGTGCCGCTACTATTTTATCAAATATAGCAAGAGCTAAAAAACTATTAACAGGTGGTGGAGAATCAGGTGGTGGCGGTGCTGCGCCTACAGCCCCTGCTGCCGCACCTGCTGCCCCAAGCTTTAATGTAGTTGGTGCTGGTGGTGTAAATCAAATAGCACAAGTTATGAACGATCAAGGTGTTGCACCTGTACAAGCTTATGTAGTTGCTAGTAATGTAACATCTGCACAAAGTTTAAATAGAAACATAGTAAACAACGCTACATTAGGATAAATAACAATTTAATATAATATTAATTTTTAAATAAAAAGTAAATGAACTTAATAGAATTAATTATAGACGATAACGAAGAATTGCAAGGTGTAGAAGCTATCAGCGTAGTAGAATCACCTGCAATAGAATCGGACTTTGTAGCTTTAAAAGCAGAAGAAGTTAAACTTGCAGAAGTATCTAAAGAAAAGCGGATATTAATGGGTGCTGTATTAATACCAGAAAAACCTATTTATAGAAAGAGTGGAGATACTGAATATTACATTTACTTTTCAAAAGACACTGTAGTAAAAGCTTCACAATTATTTTTAAAGAAAGGCAATCAATCTAATAGTACTTTAGAACACCAAAAAGCTATTGAGGGTTTAACAGTTGTTGAATCTTGGATAGTAGAAGATTTAACTAAAGACAAATCTGCTTTATATAATTTAAGTGTACCAGTTGGTACTTGGATGGCTTCTATTAAGGTAGATAATGATGAAATTTGGAATGACTTTGTAAAAACAGGTAAAGTTAAAGGGTTTTCACTTGAAGGATATTTTGCTGACAAATTAGAATCTAAAAAAGAATTAAGCAAAGAACTAACAGAAGAAGAAATTTTAATAGAACAAATTAAACAAGTTTTAAGAAACGTATAATGGCTACAACTATAAACACAGCATACAAAGTTCACGTACAAGAAGCAACTCAAACGGAAGTAGATAGTGTAAACATCGAACAAGGTGCTATGTTAGTTACTGATGAAGCTTTATTTATGGGTTTCAATAATGAGCAAGTAATAGTATACCCACCACAATCTGATAAAATGGGTTTAGGTTGGGCTAGATATGATGATACACAATATACTTCTGCTTCGCCTTATTCGTTTAATACAACTGCTTTTACTTTGCCTAATAATTCAGGTAATGTAATTAATTCACATATTCACTCCGATACTGCATTTTATTCTAATAATAAATTAAGAACTGAGTTTGAAAACGATGTATATATTATTACAATAGCATTTAAAGCTAAAATAAGTAATGCTAATGGATATATGGAATTGTATTTAGAGAGTGGTAATGGTACACCTTATGATAGGATAAGAGATATTATTACTTTTCCTAAAGGCAATAATGTAGAACACTCTTATGCTAAAACTTTTCAATACTATTCAGATGATGATGTAATTACAAATGGATTAAGTATTAAAATATTAGCCAGTCATTCAGGTCAATTACACGATGTGATTTATTTTATTCAAAGAACTCAAAACCATAAATATTAAACAATGAAAAAAACAAAAAGTAAAACAAGCCCAGAGGGTGGAAGAAAAGGTTGTCTATGTGATGACGGAACTTATAAAGCAGAATGCTGTAATGGTGATCTATTAAATCAAGGTGTAGGTACATTAGTTAGTCAAGGTGTTAGTCAAGTAACTAATGCTAACCAAGCTAGAGTAATTGTAAACACTAGAGGTTAAAAATATAACAAATAAATAATTATTAATTTTTAAAACAAAAACAATGCGTAACGAATTAAACAACATTACAGACAAGTTATTTAAAACAGATTTGGCACAGCATAAAATTGAATTAGCTGATGTAGCTTCTTTTAATAAAGCTTTTGCTAATGCAGAATCTAAAATAGATGTAGCATTTAAAGGAAAACAAGCTGCAAAAGATGGTTTGTTATCTTTTAAAGTGAGATCACAAGACGCTATGAGAGCATTTGATAGCGTAATTACTGAGTATAATGATTTAGTAAAAGCAGCTAAAATGTTAGGTCTTGAAATTCCATCTAATTTTTCTAAAAATTTTGAACAGGCAAAAGTTGGTTATGCTAAATATAAAACAGAATTTAATTTAGCAGATAAGTTATTATCATCAATGCCTTAATAAATTAATAAATTAAATCAATAAATATGTCAAATGTAATTAATCAAATCAAAACCATTTTGGGAATGGAAGTAAAACTTGCCCAAATGAAGTTAGATAACGGAACGGTTTTAGAAGCTGAAGCTTTTGAAGCTGGTATGCCTGTTTTTATCGTTAACGAAGAAGATCGTATCGCTTTACCAGTTGGAGAGTACAAACTAGAGGATGGTATGATGCTAATCGTTGTTGAAGAAGGTATTATCGCTGAAGTTAAAGAAGCAGAAATGCCTGAAGCTGAAGTAGAGGTTGAAGAACCTGAAGTAGAAGTAGAAGTTGAACAAGAAATGTCAGAAACTGCTACTCCTAAAAAAGTTATCGAATCTACAATTAGAGAATCACACTTTTCAAAAGAAGAAGTAGACGCTTTAAAAGCAGAAATTGAAGCTTTAAAAACTGAATTAGCTTCTTTAAAAGAAGTAAAAGAAGAAGAGGGTGTAGAGTTATCTGCACAACCTTTAGTACACAACCCAGAAGCAACTTCTGAGGTTAAATTAAACCTATACTCACAAAGCAGAACTAGAAATACTTTTGATACTGTATTGAGTAAAATTGCAAACATTAATAATAACTAAAATTAAACACTAAAAAAATGGCTACTACAACGTCAATTACAACTACTTATGCTGGTGAATTTGCAGGTAAATATATCTCTGCTGCATTATTATCAGCTTCTACTATCGAAAATGGTGGTATCGAAGTAAAACCAAATGTTAAATACAAAGAAGTAATTAAAAAACTTGCTACTGATGCAATCGTTAAAGATGCAACTTGTGATTTTGATGCTACTTCTACTGTAACTTTAACTGAAAGAATTTTACAACCAGAGGAATTCCAGGTAAATTTGCAACTTTGCAAGAAGGACTTTAAATCGGATTGGGAAGCCGTTCAAATGGGATATTCTGCATTTGACTCTATGCCTCCAAGCTTTGCTGATTACATTTTATCTCACGTAGCTGCTAAAGTTGCTGAGAAAACAGAACAAAACATTTGGAGAGGTGTTAACGCTAACGCT